TCAATAATTGAAATTATGGCAAGCCTGTTCTGCGTAGTGTGTGCTTTGCTGCCATGTTAGCACGCTTGGCATCACACTCCAGAACAGGCAAAAGATTACATTAGCCTCACTCTCCAGATTATTCCTTGTCTGTTAGGACTGGAGCATGTCATGATTTAGGGACAGTTCACCATTTAAGGTGTATAAAACTGTGCCCTCAGAGCACTTGCTAGTTCAATAATAAGCAGTCTGCTCCTTAATTTCCTTTAGGGTGAGAAGACATCCCTAAATGTCTCAGACGCATTGATGCTTATAGGGAAGCACAGTGAGACTTTAATCAATGAACGATTACCTTAGCCCACCCTGCCTTCAACACATACTTCATCTACTAGCAGGGTGGACTGTGTAGTCAATATATCTTACATTCAAAGGACTTGTCATCTCTAAAGAACTCAAACTTTTTCTCTGTTATATGGAAGCTTCCTATCTTATACCCTCTAGTCCATATTTCTACATGAGTATGTTCATTACTATAGTAGGGGTCATGCTTAAACTTAATAACTATATCTCCCCCGCCAAACCCTGCTATTCTAACTTCTTGGTCTTTACATACCATCTCTTGTGAGCTCTTCCAATCCTCAACAATCTCATAAACCTCCTCATTATGCCTTCTTAACACCCCTAACAGCTTCTCACTACGTTGCTTGTCATTCATTTCTTACCTCCTGTGGATGATTGACAAAAGTTTCTCTTGCTTCATCGTCTCCATCAGCTTTGCCCTCATACATTATTATTCCACCACCACACTCAGGGCATCTGTCTGCAACACCCTTACCATCATATATAAAGAACTCATCACATTTAGCACACCAGTATCTAGTCTTCATCTTATTCTCCTTCGTTCCTTGTCCTTCTGCACAGCTTCTTCTCCACAAGCAGGACAAATGCACTTACAAAGCCCAGTGCTATATTGAACTGATGCACCAGTTATTTCATGTCCTCCAAACTTCCTCTTGCATATTGGACAAGGTAGCCAGAAGTAACCAAGTAGGTGAGCATACCACCTGTGAATCCAGCGAGGTAGTAAACTAATCCTTCTCATCTCACCCCTCCATACTCCTTCAACACCTTCTTACACCTCTGAGCTTCTTCTCCTCGCCAATAGCGGAGGTTCATTAGGACGTAGGGTATTTGCATTAGTAGGTCGTCACCACTCATCCTTATTGCTGTATGTGCAAAGTGCTGTGCCCACCACATGTCTGTCTTATTGTCGTTCTGCTTCATAATAACCTTCAAGACATTCTTAACCCTCTGCTCCTTCTTATCAACGTTGTTTACTACTGCCATCATTGTGAGTCTCCTTAGCGTTTTCATTGAGCTTATCTTCTGCCTCTTTTAGTGCTTGTTCTTCCATTGCATCATCGATCCCACCATATTCACTACCACACTCATCACCCATAACATTATCCTCCTCAGCTCTCATTTACTTAGCCACACATGACACCTTATGCATGCACCTATCTTATTAGCCAAGTCAAGCCAGTCTTTTTCATCCGTTGTGTACTCCTCAGCAAAACCGTTGCACTCCTTCTCAAGGAAAGCACAAATCTCATGGACACCATCAATACCCTCTTTAATTAAGAAGTCATCAATGATTTCTCTCAGCTCTTCATTCATTTTACTTCCTCCCTCGCCTCCTTCGCCCTCTTCACTGCCCGAAGTCTGAGTTGGTTGGCAGTAAGTTTTGGTTAAGTATATCTTTCCTTACCACTAACCTTATTCCAAAACCGCCTCAGTTTTCTATTAGGATTCTTACGTAGTTTCTGCTCCTCCTCAACCTTAGCTCTTCTAAGCGTTTGACTTGCCAACAATTCAACGTGCTTCTCTCTATTCCTCCTCCTTATCTTCTGAGCCTTAGCTACTACACGCTTCTTGGTCATCTTGCATACTCCTTGATTGAATCTCAGCTTCCATAAAAGTACCCATGTGACTGTTGGCAATATAGGACATCATGCATGCTCTTACAGCTTCCAGCACATATAATATCTCCTCAGTGTGAAACCCATCATCAACCAGTAGAAGGCTGACTTTCTTTGCCTCTTGTCTTATTTCATCTGTTGTCTTCACAGCCCCACCTCCTCCAACACTGCAATAGTTATACATACTACCAACGCTAACCATCCAAGTAGTGCTATCATCATCTTACCTCCTATTAACTTGCTTCTCCAGCATCCAGTCCGAGAAGCCCCTGTTTACAGCAATACCTGCACTAAGGTGTGCCATGTGTATAATAGCACACACAGTTGCTGGATTGTAGCCCATGCTATCGAGTTCCTTGCATATTCTTCCGCCCTGATGATTTAACTCCTCCATTGAAATCTCAGACGTCTTTTTGTAGTCACTCATTCTACTCACCTCCATCCTTATTTTCAATTATTGAATTTGTGGACAGCATCTACAACTGCACACACTTATATACATTAGCCACCTCACTACAGACTGACCCAAGTGGACACTCCACACACACCTCAGCTCCATAGCCTTTATCTTCCTTCTCATTATGACAGTCATCAACCATGTCTGCTAATAGTTCTAATGTAATCATTCTACTCACCTCCTCAACAACATTATTACTTTGTCAACTCTTCAAACTGCTTATCTACTGCAACCTTCTGCCACGCCTTCCCAGCCCTAAAGCCTAAGTAGAATAACTCCATTGGCTTTTCTAGTAGAGCCTCCTTCTTTTTTGTTGCATAGTATTTTGCTTCTTCTATTGTCATTTTGTTATGCCTCTTTTGTGTTACTAAACCAAAACCAAGCCCACCATCCACCCGATGGTATAGACTTTAGTGTTCATTTAATAGTATCTTATTAACAATGTTATACTTAAACTGCTACTTTAACTAACTTTTGTCAATGAGCCTGTAGATAGTGCTACCGAATTCTGTATTTTCAATCATTATACAACAACTGACAGGAAAGTCAAGATGTCGGAAATTGGACAGTTCAACCCTTGAAAATGCCAAAGAGGGGTAAACTCAGGAAACTCCAACTGAACACTTTGAACCCTATCCTAAAGCCAATCTAACAAAACAGCCAAAACAAATACCTCATTACAGCGGTTTTGAAAGAGGTTGTAACTGACAACTATAACACAGACTAGGATAGTGTTTAAGCCTCGTTGACAACCAAAACCTGAACACTTTGAACACTATAACCCACTATAGGCTAAGGTTATAGTGTTCAGGCGCAAATATCCTTTATCCTTTCCCCACTCTTTCTTATTATATATATAATTTGTATGAATATGAGGAGAAAAAGAGGGGGGAGGGGGGTCACCTGAACACCTGAACACTTTACGTTTTTCAATACAGTCGTGGGTTATAGTGTTCAGAAAGCCAAAAATGAACACTACGGAACACTTGGAACACTATAACCCTATCCTAAAGCCAATCTAACTTTTTTGGGGTTCGGAAAAGTTGGATTGCCTGTTAATTTGACACTGTGAATGACAGGGGGGACTTGACAAAAGTTTTATTTGTGATATAATAAGGGTAGTTATTTGATAATTAGACAAAGAGGGGGTGAACAATGAGTATTGCAAGGGATATACTAAGAGCAAATAACAATTTCTATCAGAACTACGGAGCAGTTACAGGTTGGCACAACGGAAGGCTAGTTATGAAAGAGGGGGTTGTAATAGATAGTAAGTGGTATATAGACAAAGTGGGTTGTTTCCTGATTGACCTACTACAGAAACGAAAGAAGAGAGGAGGTGTTAACGAATGGTAGTAAACTTAAAAGACTACGAAATTAGAATACTTAAAGCTTTATTATGGGAAGGGGTTGACAACTTAAGGGGGACAAAAGACATTGGTAGTTTGTTAGAAGAGAAGAAAAAGTTGTTAATGAAGAATATGGAAGTGGTGCATAAGAAACTAGAAGAAAGTGAGGTGATACAAGATGAAGGATAAAGTTGTAGTAGTGAGAACAGTAACTAAAGAGGGTGAAGCTAAGGAGTCACAGGTTACACTATCAATGCCAGAGGATTTGACAGAGGCATCAAGGGAGTGGAGCAAGGATAGTGTGTTCAAGCTAGCCTGTAGAATGTTCGTGTTGGATAAAACCAATGCGGAGAGAGTGGCACTTAGAGGGGGAGAGGCTAAGCTTGCACGCAAAGAGGCTAGTGACCTGGCCAAACAACTATTGGCTGATCCAGAACTATTGGCTAAGATTAAGAAACAACTGAGCTAGGTAGCTAATAGGGAGTAGTAGGTGATGTGAGAGGGGGTAGGGTATAACAACCTTGCTCCCTCTTTTCTGTTTGGGTAACATAAACAGCGTTTTTGAGAATGAGGGAAATATGGCGTATTTGGGTTGACCCTGTGTCAAAATAGGCAAAATGGAGAGCTATCCCATAAAATAGATCATATAGGGTTGATAGTGGGGATCAACATTGTTAGATCTAAGGAGATTGTGGGGGGTGATCCCAGTTTTTGTGAAGATAGATAGATCTAAGGATCTGAGATTGTAGGATCTGATAATCTTAGGATCAGGATCACCCCCTCTGTCTCTGTCTGCTTTTTCACTCTCTTGAATTAGCCTGGTTGTTAACATCACTTCAAATGTTGTCAAAATCTCCTAAAAATACATAGGTTTATGGGGGGTAGCGTGGATAGTTTTACATACCCCTGTATGTTTCATCATTAGTAATATTACCCCTGTAGAAGAGGCTAAGATTGCGTCATTTTGTATAGACGTGGGCGTGTAGCGAGTTATAGGAACGTGAGATATATGGGAAAGCGTGAAACCCCCCACCGCCCTATTATATATATAGGGCTTCCCCTCATTTTCTGCACCAAAAAAATTGGGTTCGGGTGTAATCCACTATCCATCAGTGTTTCAGAGATTTCCACAATTTCAACCACAAAAATTCCGAAATTTCCAAAACCCGCTATCCATCACCATCTACACCCCCTTGACATCAGGAGGGGTTTGTACTATAATATAGCTAGAATACCGTTACATCAAAGGAGTATGTTATGCAACTACCTAGTACAATTGCTGGTGTACCTAGAGGCTTACCTCCAGCTCGACCCACTGGTGCACCCCAGGTTGGAGCTCCCACTAGAGGGATTGGACAGGGGGGTGGGCAGCAAGAGAGGGTACTTATGACCCTGTTGACAATGCTCTCACAGATGCCAGAGGCACAGGTTATGTTACCTATGGGTCAGCTGACTGACCTTGTTGAAGGTGGGGGGATGGGAAGTTTGAATCCATCAATGGTTGGTGGAGGGGGTGCAGGTGGTGTTGGTAGGGGAGCACCAGCTCCTGGCTTGAGTCAACCGAGGCCTCGTCAGCCTGGTGTGCCTCAAGGTGGTGGTAGGCCTTTACCCCAAAGGGGGGCAGTTGCGGGTGGAATGCAAAGGACAGGTGTACCTCCGAGGCAAGGACTTGGTGGGGCACAGCCGAGGGGGAATGCACAAGCACTTATGAGATTACTGGGAGGAAGATAGTGAGTGGGGTTGATGAGACTAGAGAAGCTATATCAAAGGCGCTGGATAAGAAACACATGTCTCCAGGTAAGGTCAGGCCTATAGATAAGAATATCCTCTGGATGTCGATGGTTGGGGCATCTGATGAGGAAATTGCTAAGGAGATAGGGGTTACTAGGTATGTTATTACTAACAAGCTGAGGAATCCTATTATCCAGAGGGAGATGGAGAGGCTGAGTAAGGTTGTTGATAAGGAGATTGTTGGCTTGACTATCGCCTCTAAGAAGAGGATGAACGAGGCATCCCTTACAGCTGCTGATGCATTGGTTAGTATGATTGAAACTGCTCCTAACTTCAATGACAAGTTGAAAGCAATAATCAAGGTTCTTGAGTATACTCATGGTAAGCCTCGGCAGAGTGTTGCTATTTCTGTGGATGATGGTAAGCCTCTTTCTGAGGATGATGAGAAGATAATTGATGTTATGATTGATAGTGATAAGGATGGTTAAATGAGAACGGATAACAGCTATCAACCCTCTAGCACAGATGTATGGCTCGGTGCTGAAAACTATTTTATACAGGTTGCTATAGAGGAAGCTGCCAGGGAAGTGGGAAAGTTCAGGATGATAAAAAATAAAGGAGGCGAGAATTATGGTAAAAGTAGGTAAAAGCTCAACTAAGCAAGAGTTACTAAATGATATTTATGGACTCAGGCAAAGGATTCTTGATTTGGAGATGAAGATAATAAGGCTGAAACAACAAGTACATGTGAATCCAAACATTCCGTATGTTGTTCCAGCTCCTTATCAGCCCCCAATTTTTCGAGATCCATGTATCTATCCATTTATACCCTCTGATGCTGATGCTGATGATGGTGGTACTGGAGATCCGTTGCCAGTGATGCCCCATACTGTTTGTAGTATGGTATAGGAGGAAGTAGATGTTTACCATATTTGGCTGGTTGTTGGTTGCTGCTGTAGGTTATCTAACTTATCTTGAGATAAAAGAGGGTGTTGAATGGAGTTAAGTAAGAGGCACCAGAAGGCTAGGGAGAAGGCTAAAAGCAGCCTCTTCCACACTGCTAAATACATCCTAGGTTATGATGACCTGACTGAAGACTTTCATAAGCCATATTGTGACTTCCTTCAAGATTTGGATGTACATAGGAAACAGGTTGAGATGCCTCGAGGTTTTTTGAAAACAACAGTAGCATCAATCAGCTTCCCCATTTGGGTTACACTCAAATTTCCTAATGTCAGGATACTCCTAGCCAACATGGTGTATGATAACGCTGCTAAGTGTATTCATATCATCAGAGGCCACTGGCAACATAATGCGAGGCTTAGGGCACTCTTTCCAGAGTTGGTGTATCCAAGCTACAACAAAACCAGATGGAGTGACTCATGTGCAGAGGTTAAGCGAAGTGCAAATTGGGGTGAGGGTACTTATGAGTCTATAGGGGTGGCTGGTAGTAAGATAGGGATGCATTATGATATGGTTATTGAGGATGACTTAGTTGCTGCTAAGAAGGATAAACTGACTGGACAAGAGATACTTCCTAACCAAGAGGATATACAGAAGGCCATTGGGTGGCACGGGTTGGCACTTAACCTGCTTATCTCTCCTAGAAAAGGTTACATCTACAACATAGGTACTAGGTGGGGGCAGTATGACCTAATTCGTCACATCGTTGACAATCAGACTTATTATAAACGATTTGTGCGTAGGGCAGTAGAGTTTGATGAGGGTGGGAAGGCGCTGTTGGATGATGATGGTAATTACATCCCCACATGGTCAGGTAGGTTTGATGGTGAGGCACTGAAAGAGGTTCAAGAAGAGCAGGGTGATTATCTATTTTCTATGATGTATCTAGGCAAGCCTTATAATGTTGAGGACATGATTTTTAGGGATGAGTGGATTAAGGACAAGGCAGAAAGTTCAATAGGGAATGTTTATGGAGGTATAGACTCTGCACTCACCAAGAAAAGCTACTCAGACTTCACAGTCATCGGTGCAGTTGTTGTTACTAAAGAGAAGGACTTCTGTGTTGAACATATTGTAAGGGGGAAGTTTAACCCCACAGAGATTATAAACAAGTTGTTTGAGGTGCAAGATGCATTCCACCCTAAATGGTTTGCGATGGAGAAGGCACTACATGAGATTGTCCTCGCTCATTACATCAGAGAGAGGAATAAGGAAAGGCTGGATAGTGACCTCGAGCCAGTAGTTATCAAACCTGTTAAGCGTCCAAAAGGTGAGAGTAAAGGGATGCATGTAAGAGCTATGCAGCCGATGTGCATGGCAGGAAGGTTTTATATTAGACCGTGGATGAGGATAGTGAGGATGGAGATGCTTGAGTTTACAGGTAAGGGGACTGATAAGCATGATGATATTCCTGACATGCTTGCTGATATATTTGCGAGTATTAGATACCCCCAAGCTGATGTGCCTCAAGAGGTTAGAGATCCATTCTCAGTTGATGCAGTTATAGAAGAGTTGTTGGGTAAAGAAGATGAGAGAACGAGGCGCAGACACTACTGGCCTATGTATGCATGAGGTTCACATTTTCAATTATTGAAATTATGAACTCAGGTAGGTTAAGATGGCATTTCTTAATGTGATTCCTAGACCCCTTTATGCTGGTAACCATGATGTTTATTGTGGAGATGCCAGGTTTTATGCAGGTTATAGAGGAGTAGGTGTTACATGGTCAGATGTTAGTGCAGCGTCAACATCTTGGAATGATGTTGCTGCACCCTCAACAAGCTGGACAGATGTATAGGAGAATGAGATGGCTATAGCAGTAGTAGATAATAGTAGTCCTACATCGGGGAATTTGAATGATGTGGCCTGGGATGCATATAATGCTACAGTAGCAGCATTACTGACAGAACACGATTCCGCTGGTGCTCATAACCTGACAGCCTATGTTACAAAGGCATTGTTTGATGCAAATACTATCCTTTATACTACTACTGATGATACACCAGTGGCATTGACTGTGGCAGCTTCTAGGATAATAGGAAGAGCTTCCTCGGGGGCTATTGCTGCTTTAACTGCTGCTCAAGTTCTCACCTTGATAGGGGTGGAGAGTGGAGCTACTGCTGACCAAACTGAGGCTGATATACTAACCCTCTTGGGATTGACATCAGGTGAGGTTGACCAAGTAGGAAACTTAGGAGCTACTACCGTCAGCGCAACACAATGGGGTTACGTAGGGGCGATGACCAAAGACCCTATTGGTGGAGATGCAACAGCTGGAAGAATAGTAAGGACATCTTATATTACCATCGCTAATGGGTCAAATGCGTCAACTTTGAAGTGTACCCTTGTAAGTAGGTGGAACGGTGATGCCATCGCCGAAACCGATAATGTAGCAAAGGGTGCTACAACAGGTAGCTTTACGCTTGATGCAGCAGGAACGCATCTTAGGGTGGAAGCTGCTGGTCTTACTGGCAATGTTTTATACACACTAGCCAACATAATTCATAATGCTTCAAATACAAGCATATCAACGTGGACAGAAGCTGATGCTAACGATATCGAAATCCAACTAAAGCTTATAACTACAGGAACAGCTCAAGACATGACTGTTTTAGTAGATACAGGAATTATATTACTTGATATTCTTTATATAACAGATGCTTAGGAGAGGTAATTGGTTGATAAGGGTAAAGAAAAGAAGTTGACATTAAAAGAACAGCTCCAAAAAGACATACTAGGCTACAACCAGCAAATTGTCAACCTCGCTGCGCAGACAAATCAGGTTATTGGTCAGATTAAGGAGGCTAGAGGCATCTTGGAGTTTATAAAGAAGGAAGAAGATGGCTGAGTTGTATAAACCTATATCAATAAGTGAGAGCGGGGGTGACAAGAACTTCAAAAGGGTTGTTGATGATAACTTCATCAACCTTGCGAGGCATCTTAATGATATCAGGCAATGGATTGATATACAGAAGCTAGATATTGACTTGGATGATATTGATGATGGTTCAAGTCATGTGAAGATGACGACTGCTGAGGATAGTAAGCTAGGAGGGATAGAGTCATTAGCTGATGTAACTGGAGACCACGAAGCAGCTACAATAGCTTCTCAAGGAAGCTTAGCTACTATGAGTGCAATTACTTCTGGTATTGATGTTGCTGCTCTCCAGGGTAGGTTGGTTTATGATAACACCCTTGCAGCCAATGCTACTTCTGTTACTCTATCTGGTCTAAGTGGAGATACTGACAAGGAGTATTTTATTGTAGCAAAATGGGTGAGGAATGGTGCTCTTAATGGTGGAGGGGGTAATTTTGGTGTTCAGTGTAATGGTGATACTGGGGTAAGTAACTATGGGTGGGAAACTATTTATAATGCTACAGGTGGTGGCAACAATGCTACAGGATGGAACGACCACACATGGTTTATGCTTTGGATGGGTAGGGCAGATACAGATGGGTATTTATCTATGGGTTATGGACATCTTTTAGCAGAGAGTGGATATGAAAGGATGCTTATAGGACAAATGCTTAGACAGATTGACCCAACTGGTCACACTACACATAGCCTCTATTCCATGGGATGTACTTGGTGGAACTCGGTAGATGAAATAACCAACCTTCAATTTCTTGGAGAAGATGCAACATCAATGAAGATTGGGACACATCTTTTATTATATAAGAGGACAGCATAATGGATGTCGTTGAAGAAAGAGAATTTGAAGATACTGATGGTACGAAGGTTTATAGAAAGATTGGGGTTGGTAAGGACAAGTTTTTGGAGGAAGTAACTCATCTAGTACCAAGCCAGGCATTTATAGACAATGTTATCAAGCCGAGGAACTTGGTGTCTAAGCGATATAGAGATAAGGAAGAAAAGGCTGCGAAGATGCAGAAGAAGTATAAAGAATGGTATGAAAAGAAGTTTGGAGGTAATTAAATGTTCTGCCCGCAGCAGAGGTGTAAGCACTGGAGTGAAGCAACAAAGTATAACCGTAAGTGTTATTATGAAGTTCAATGCTGGAGAGGAATGATTGATGAGTTTCTTGGACTCTTTGATTTAATAAGGAGAAGAGATGCCATACAAGAGGAAAAATAAAACTGTTTACAAGAAGGTTGATGGGTTGAAGAAGAAAGGCAAGTCTAAGAGTGTTAAGAAGGCTAAGAGTTATATGAGAGTGTTGCAGGGTGTAGAGCATGGATGGAAGCCTACAGGCGTATCAACTAAGAAGAGTGCTTGGAAGGGTGGCAGTAGACAAGGTGTTAAGAAGGTGAAGAATGCCAAAAAGCGTTGAGCTGTTAGAACAATGGAAGTCTGAGATAAGGAAGGCCATCAAGTATAGAGAGGACTTTGCTCTATCCAAGAGTTGGAAGAGATACTATGCCTACTATCGAGGACAGAAGAGGTCGGGGATATACTCCGTTAACAAGTATTTTAGTATGTTGAGGAGTGGTATACCTCGTATATACTTCCGCAATCCTAAGATTGTTGCAGCACCTACTCGACCTGGGTTTGAGGCATCAGCAGCAGTCGTTCAATCGGTTGATAATCATATCCTCAGGGAGATAAACATCAAGCAGACGATGAAGGCTGTGGTGCAAGATGCATTCTTCTGTAACAAGGGGTTTGTTAAAGTTGGGTATTCTAGAGAGTTTGGGGCATTACCACAGGTGGGAACAAAGACGCTTCCAGCAGATGAGGATATTGAGTATAATGTTTCGGTGAAGGAAGGGATGCCGTGGGCATTGAGGACTAGCCCCGAGAGCTTCCTTGTGAAGTGGGGGACATCAACCTTGAATGATGTACAATGGGTTGCACATAAGGTGGTTAGACTACTCGATGATGTTAAGAAAGATCCTATGTATGTTAATACATCCAAGCTTCAGGGTGGTTATGTTAGAGAGCTTAGGGGAAAGAAAGAGGGTGAGATGCTGGTATCCGAGCAAACGAAGTCGAGCCAGCAGGTGCAACTTTCTAGCAAGGGTGAAGAGGGAGAACAGTGGGTTGAGATATATGAGATTAGAGATGCGAAGAGGGGGGAGATACTTGCTATCAACCTCGACCATGATAAATTCCTGAGGAGTCCATCAAAGGATGAGTTGCAGATAGAGGGTGTTCCTTACGTCGACCTCTGTTTTAATCCTGATAATGATGTATTTTGGGGGCCGAGTGATGCAACGCTGTTAGAGTCGCATCAGAAGGAGATAAATGATGTCAAGTCTCAGATAAGTATGCACAGAAGGATTAACCTCATTAAGTTTTTGTATGATAGTGATTTGCTGACAAAGGAGAAGTTTGAGGCATTGATGTCGGGACAAATAGGTGGAGGGTTGGGCATCCCAGGGGTTACGAAGAATGCAATTATTGCTCTTCAGCCTGGTGAACCCTTGATACTTAAGCAAGATGCTATTGAGATTGAGCGTGACATTAACGAAACCCTTGGATTCCCTAGAACGGAGGCAGGGGAGTATGCTGGACCGCCTCGCAGAACTGCTAAAGAAGTTGAACAAGTATCCCAAGCTCATTGGATAAGGATGGATGAACGAAGAGACTTGCTTGCTGACTTCCTTGTTAATGTTGTGAGGAAGATAAATCAGATTATCTTTACTAACTGGACAACGGAGCATGTAGCTCCAGTAGTTGGGCCAGACAAAGCCATTTATTGGGTTAAGTATACAGGGGCGCAGATTATGGGTGAGTATGACTTTACTGTTAATATAGACACTGGTAAGCCCATCACCATGGATACCAGGAGGGCAGAGGCAGAGAGGATTCTTGACAAGGTGAAGGGTGATCCTAATGCAGCGCAGTTTGTAAATGTTCAGGAGTTGTGGAAAAATGCCCTTAGTTTATATGACTGGATTGATGTTGATAAGATAATGAAAACATCTCAGACAGGGGCGCAGGTTACTGACATGGCAGGGCTTCAACAGATGTTTGGGAGGGGAGCATGAGGAAGATAGTAGGGATTATTAGGGATGGTAAATACAACCCCCTTGAACAACCTATAGACAAGCCAGGCGTGGGTATGGGACTGTCTGAGTCAAGACCCTTCAAGCCAACGAAGTTTGAGACATTGGAGGGTGAACCTGTAATAACATCAAAGAGACAACTTAAAGATATATGTGACAAAGCGGGATTAAGAAGTGGACTTATTGAGAATTCATGTTAGGAGGCGAACATGTTCATAGCTCGTAAGGGCACTCCGATACCGAAGAATAGAGTGCTGAAGAGTGGTGAAAAGAGGTTTACACTTATACTCAAGCCAGGTGGTTATGAGTACAAGTTTGAACCCAAGAATTGGAATGGGAAGGATGTCCAACTCATTCGAAGGTTAGCAAGGCGAGTGTACTTGTTACACAAATATGATTTGAGAAAAAGGAGTAAGTGATGGCTGAAGGCGATGCAGAAGGAAAACAAAATGCAGCCCCATCAGCAAGTGATGGGGATAAAGATGAGGCTAAATTACTTCGCACGGAGAATGAGGGGTTGAAAGCATCTGTTGCTTCACAGAGGGCAGAAATAGATGACATCAAAGCCACTCTTCTAGCTGCTCGTAGTCAACCACCAGCAGCAACTCAACCAGCCGAAGGTGGGTTCAAGATGCCTTCGAGGGATGAGTTGGATGTAATGACACAGACGGAGCTGGTGAAAACACTCGGGTCGATGATGGATGAAAAAATCCAAAAGGGTGTAGCTCCCAGAATCCAAGAGATTGACCAGCGGGTGATAGAAGAGAGGATGGCAAGAGGTATTGCAGATGCAGCAGGGAAGTATAAGGACTTTGGTAGTCACCAGAGGCAGATGAGGATTATCTTGGCTAAGATTGCTAGAGATGGTGTGAGTCCAACCGATTTGTATAAACTAGCTTCATGGAAAGCGACTGAGAAGGCAACACCAACAACAAAGCCAACGACAGGTGAGAAGCCCACAGGTGGTACTACAGCACCAACTTCAACTGAGAACTTAACTCCTCAACAAATAGCGAGTAAGAAGTTTGATGACCTCATGGAGAAACAAGGGAAGAAGTAATGGCTACATTTACAGAGACTTTGGATGATTTGTATATAACCACCTTCCAGGAGATGAGGAAGGAGATCGTAGATAATATATTTGCAGCTACTCCATTCTACTTCTGGTTGATGAAGAAGGGTGGGGTTAAGGAAGATAGTTCAGGTGGCAAGTGGTTAGGTGTACCTCTACTCATAGCTAAGAATGACACTGTTGGTCCATATCAGAAGGGTGGAACGTTTAGTGTTACTAGGACTGACAAGTTGGACTTGGCTAGGTATGATTGGAAGTACATGGGAGGTTCGCTCATCAGGTATAAGACTGAGGAGCTGACTAATAGAGGAAAGGCTAAGATTATAGATAGGATGTTGCATGAGATTGACACCTTGAAGCTCAGTCTTATTGACTATATTGAGACTACGTTGTTTAGTGATGGTTCAGGCAACTCTGGGCTTGACTTCAACGGACTGGATATCATCTGTGATGAAGACCCGACGAGTGCAGTTACATCTCCACAGGTTGAAGTGGGTGGAATTGCACAGGCAAGTAACTCCTTCTGGAGAAATGCATATAGACAAATGGATAGTGATGGGACTGTTATTGAGCTGCATATGATGAAGAGCTGGAAGTATGTTCAGAGAGCATGCACAAATGGAATGGATAAGCCCGACATCATGGTAACAACCGATGAGATTCTCGACTTCTATGAGGATGAGTGTCTTGAGATGAAGGTTATTGAGAACAAGGACTTGGGAGATGCAGGGTTTAGAAACCTGACTTGGAGAGGAACACCTATCATCGACTCACCAAGCTGCAAGAGTGGAAGTACCTACTTCCTCAACACCAGATACTTGAACTGGATTGCACAAGCTGGAGCTAACTTCGAGATGACTGAGTGGAAGACTGCGCCTGATACACTGGATAGATATGCACAGGTGTTTGTGTCTGGAAACTTGGTGACATCGAATCGAGCGAGACAGGGTATTGTGTTTGACATAGACTAGTAGAACTACCCTCCACAGTCTGAAGCCAATCGGGCTGATGAGGTAGCCAAAAAACCAAATGGAGGTTTTACAATGACTATACCTGCAAGAACAGAGGATGTAAGAACGAACCTGCCTGGTGGAAGAGGGCAGACTTTTGGAGTGCGTGCTGTAGCACAGGGGATTTACCAAGCATCTGCGACTCCTCAAACACATGTTGGAGATAGGTTGCAGCTCTGGGGTGATAGGGTGTTTCGTTATGGTCACTTTGTCGCTGACTATACTACCCAGTATGTTGGTGGGTACTTAGTTGCTCCAGATACAAGTGCGAATGACTTGGCGTTGTTGGATGACTTGGTACTAAGTGCTGGAAACTATCCATCGACTGCAGGGATGACGAAGATTGAGATTACAGCATCTAGCATCACAAAGGATAGGTTTAAGAACGGTACGTTGCACATTGTAGATGGCGCAGGTGAGGGTTATACCTACTTCATCAAGCGTAACAGTGCTACTGGGTCGAAGCTGGACACTAATGACCTAGACCTTGCTGCAGCCACCTCCTTTGTGCTGGAACTCTATGATGGAGTAATCATAGCCTTGGTTGTATCTGACACAGACATTGCGATTGTGGGTAATATATACGAGAACCTGATACCAGCTACCACTACAGACTTGTGTGCAGTTGGTGTCTCGATGCTCGCAATAGATTACTCAGAAGAGCCCTACGCTTGGGTACAGACTTGGGGACCTGCTACTGTCTTGAACAATGGAGGTCTTAGCAAGGGAGAGTTGATGGCTTTGAATGATGCAGGAAGTGCTGATTTAGAAAGTGCATACACTACACCACGAGTTGGATATTGTTTAGCGACTGCTGTTACTGCTGAACAGGCTCCAGTGTATCTAAAAATGGCGCCTTAGGATTAGATTGTAAACTAGGGGGAGGTGTAAAAGCCTCCTCCACAAAAAAGCCAGAGATGGCGCAACGCCTTAGATGGCGTAGGAGGATTTAGATGAGTACAACTTCTCTACTGAACAGGAAGTTAAGAAAACAGATTCTGTATGAACAATGGATGAGGCGATTTCCACAGCCTCAGGAGATGTTCTATGGAGAGACATACTTTGTAGATGGTGTAAATGGAAGTAGCAGCTACGATGGGCTTACCATGGAACATGCAGTTGATACTGTAACTGATGGTATTGCACTGAATAACGCTGATATAGCACTTAATGCTCAACACAACAATAAAATCTACATCATGGGAGGTACTTATGCAGAGGATATAACTGGAGCAAGCCAATGCGACTTAATTGGATTGGATATAAGCAGGTCAGGCTGGAGTCCTCGAATTGCAGGCACAGTGATTTGTAACAACATAAAGGGCATGCGCCTCTTTAACTTGCAGATTTTGACGGATGGTTCTGAGCCAACGGTTAAGACTTCAGGAGGTATAAGTCCACACAACTTCGAGATGCACAACTGCGAAATCAGAATGTCTGCTAGTGAGACCTATGGCTTCCACATGTATGGAAATGCCTACTATGTGAAAATCGTAAATTGTAGGTTTACTGATGATCACGATTATGGTATTTACATAGAGGGTAACTGTAAAGGACTTCAAATTATAGGTAACTATATAAGTGCTAAGACTTGTGGAGTCTACTTCAAGCAAGGTATTACTACTGACCATGATAGCATGATTAGAGGTAATATGATACTCCGTGGGCAGGGTGCAACTGCTCTTGTAACAGGAATTGACTTTGCTATGACTAATAGGACTCCTAATGTTAAGGTCATACACAACTGGATAGCTGCTGCAGATGCAATTCACTACGGTAGTACTTCCGACCCTACTTTCGTTGAGGAACTGAGTTGTATTGATAATCACGTTGTTAGTTCAGCTGCAGGTACTGGTGTGATTGAGACTGCAGAATCGTAATGAGTAAAAAGGCTTGGGGGCAGCCTTCAATGCCCCCACAGGGAGGTAAGTAAATGCCATTAAACATAAAGCAAATAGGTTGGAGTTTCTCTGCTGAGTTGGGTGTTGCTACAAATGTTGTAACAACGTCTCCAGGAACTTTACATGGTTTTTTGATTGAGACTGATGGTACAAACTACGTTACTGTGCAGTGTTATAACCATGCTAGTGCTGCTACTAATCCAATGACACCCTCAATTGTAGTGCCTGGCACTGATAGATATGGAGGTGTTGTAGGTTTAGGTGCTGCATTCCTCAATGGATGTGTGTGTGTTGTTAGTGGAACTGGTGCAGTGGTTACTGTTTATTATAGGTTGAGGTAGGAAGGAGGCTAAATTATGGGAATAATTAGAGGAATAGGTCCACGTTGCAGAAAGCAAGTAACAGGGCAAATTGTGCAATATGATAGTATGGATGATGATGGTCAACTTCAGGAGGGCTATGCTAGAAAATATGTAGCTCTTAGTACAGGAGATTATGCTGGTACGACTGACATTATTGTAAATGGCAAAACAATAGCTATGGAAAATGCCTGTGTTATTGACCAAAACAGTGGCCTTATGTGGCTGAAAAATACGCCAGATTCGGACATTGGGGTAGGGAATGACGGACAGCTCTATTGGATTGATGCTGTAAATAATGAGGATATATTTACCTTTTGTGATGCAGCGAATACACAGACTCTAGCAGGCCATTCTGACTGGCGAGTGCCAAATGTGTTTGAGCTTTTCTCGCTGGTTGTTGAGGATGCTGGGATTGGTGCTCCTTACATAGATACCACTTATTTTCAGTGCATATCTGCTTATTACTGGCCTTCTACTACGTATCCCACAGGTGCAGCGGGTGCCCTGCTCGTGGCTTTCGATCTCGGTCGTGTGTACGGCGGTACTAAGACTACAGGCCTGTACTATGTGCGCTTAGTCAGGGGAGGCTAATATGATTGATTTAGAAAGAGAAACTCAAGAAACTACACAAGTAACAAAGGGAAAAAATGGAAGAACTTTTCAAACATACGAGACAAAGTATGTGGATACAGGAGAGCTAGTTGGAAAGAGGGAAGAAACAACCACCTATTATGCTACTGGTGAGTTGAAAAAAATAAAGCAGAAACGTTTTGATGCTAATGGAAATTTATTGAAAGAAAGGAACATTAAGTATTTTAAGGATGGAAGACAGCCAGAGATTGAGATGGAGTAACTGAAGCCGTTAAAAAGGCACAATATGGAGTAATGCTATGGCTATGACCCGTGCTACAATGGTAACTCAGGTTGGGGAGATGACAGGGAGGTCAGATAAGGATACTGAGATTGCAGTCTACCTCAACTGGGGACAGGTAATTATTGCTAGAGCTCATACTTTTTCATACATGGTGAAAAACAAGTATATGAGTACTGTGGATGGAACTGAGAACTATGCCTTTCCATCAACGATGAAGTCCTTCTACAGCTTGAGAGTGCAAACCTCTGGGTATAAGAGGAAGTTGATTAACAGAACAACGAGGGCTAAGGATATTCGTGTACCCTTTCCAGGGGGTGAGTCTGAGGGATGTCCCATCTACTATAATCCATGGGGCAGGAGCTTTGAACTATCTCCTATTCCAGATGCAGTTTATACTGTCTACCTAAGGTGTGAAGTATGGCCTAGTGATATGGCAACAGGAGACACCTCAGACTTGTTGTATTTGGATGATGCACTGTGTGAGTATGGAGCTTGGCAACTTGCTAAGTCCCTCAACCTAGATAAGGAAACAACGAGGTTTAGGGGTGAGTTTGGAAGCAGTTTGGCGAAGGTTATAAAGGTCGACACCAGAGACATTGGAGGCGAGGAACAGCTTATAGCACAGCCTTTTGCAGATGGTAGTTTGATGTTAGCACCTGGAGAAGCTACTGACTACTGGAAAAGAGCAGACTTTTTGAGGAGCCCAATGTGAATAGAGAACCTAAACCAGAGTGTGATTTTGGCGTGATGGTTAATACTAAATTGGAGTATATAACCAAACAGCTTGAGAAAATAAATGGTAGGATGTGGCGGTTGATATGGATTGTGGTGGCTATTGCTGCTGCAGCAACTATAAAGGACTTTTTTTAGGAGAGTTGGATGCCTAGAGAAGAAGATAAACAGGGTGAGGTTGCTATACCAGTAATATCACCTGTTAAGATGTTGGATGTGCGTATGCCAGCGATGGCTCTTGACCCTCGTAATTGTAGTGCATCTAGTAATGTGACTGTTGAACAGGGGGTTATAAGGAAGAGGACAGGGTATGCAGCGTTTAGTATTGACATCAATGGTGATGGTGATTTTACAGCTCGCATACAGGGGTTGGCTCAGTCACCCTTTGGGTGGACAGATGATATTGTTGTGTTGTATCAGAATGGTACATCTACGTTGTACTATCTTTACTCTACTAGTGGTGATGATTGGGTGATTGGGGAGACTGTTGCCCAGACAGCCTATAGTCAACTATCAAGCTGTCCAGCAGTTACATCTGCTGGTGTTGAGGTTGTTATTCTAAGTGATGCTAAGGCTCGACTC